TTAATGAACATTTGATGTTGAATGTTGGTCGCGTTCTTTCGCATCGCGCAGCCTTTGCAAAGGATTCTGATGATAAAATTGGCAAAAACGCTGCCACAACAACGGGAAGCGCGGGGCAAATAATTCCGGGGCGCTAAAGAAGTACTCGGAAAGCACCGCAAAACACTCTGCCGGATCGCTGGCGGCATAGGCGTCAATACTGGAGGCGTTTTCTCCAACTAAATCAATTTCTTCCTGGATATTATCCATTGCAGCATGAAGATCATGTTCCCAACCAGCCACTTCACGTAAAGGGATAAATGGTACGCCGCTGGCACGGTCACCATTTCGAATATCTAGCTTATGAGCAACTTCATGAATAATCAGGTTAAACCCGGAGGCATCGAAAGAGTCTTGTATATCAAGCCAGTTCAGAACAATTGGACCTTGCTGCCAGCTTTGCCCCGACTGAACGATACGCTGACTATGTACAAGCCCTATATCATCTTCCCACTCATCATCGACTACAAATGGCGCGGGATAAATTAAAACTTCGTGAAATCCATCAAGCCACTCAAAACCCAGTTCCAGAATAGGCAGACAGAAAAGCAGCGCGATCCGATGGCTTTTTAAGGTATCAAGTTCGAATCCTTGTAAAGGTACCAGTCGTTTTTGTTGCAAAAAACGTTCAGCAAGGAGGACTAATTTGCTTTGCTCCTGCTCAGACAGAGACGTCAAAAGGGGAATAGCCAGGGCTTCATCCCAGATACGTGCGTCTTGATGTGCTGTTTCTTGTACTTTCCAGGGCCACTTAATCATCGTTTTGCTCGCAAACTCGTCACTTGAACAAAATTGCACGGACAGGGGCTGTTAAAATGCCAAATTTCCTGGCATCATGGCAACCATCTGGACGGAGAGATGCCGGAGCGGCTGAACGGACCGGTCTCGAAAACCGGAGTGGGGGCAACTCCACCGGGGGTTCAAATCCCCCTCTCTCCGCCAAAATTCAATCACTTACACATCATTAAGTCAGTGACAAAAATCACACTTGGAATTACTTGGAATATTTTCTTGGAATATTATCAGGTAACGGGACATCAAGTGTTGGTGAAACTTTAACCTTTCTGTCATAGATTAGCACTTGCCCTTCGGTTTTGTGACCAGAGAAAAGTTGCTTATCCCGGCTGCTTCCTTCATAGTCTGAAATTCCTTTCGCCTTCAGATCATGAAAGGTGAAGTCGGTTAAAATACCTGAAATTTTGCCTGCGTGATTTCTTGCTTCTACCCACATTTCGTTAAAACCTTTGTACATATATCGGTTGCCATATTGATTGCTGATTACATAGGCAGATGTTGGTAACTGTTTTGCTTTTTCGATCGCCGCCTGTAATCGTGGACTCCATGCTTTTATCTGTTTTTTCCCTGTTTTCCCTTGCTGGATAAAGATCCCGTCGCTTCCAATCTGCTCCCATTTCAGTGATAACACATCGGAAACCCTCGCTGCACACAGATAGGCAATTTCCATTGCGATAAAAACAGGAAGAGGTGCAACACTTAATACTGCCTGGTATTCTTTGTCGGTTACATATCGTTCGCGGTTTTTGGCCTTGAATTTACTTACACCTGCACATGGGTTACCCTTCACGTACCCTCGCTCATACCCCCAACTGTAAACGCGGGACATACTGCTTTTTTCATGGTTGGCTTGCGTTTTACTCTGTTCCCCTCTCTTGTCCATGTATCGACGGATGTGTTCTGGTTTTATGGAATCTGCCGGCACCTTACCGAATACGGCAAGCAACTTTTTTTGATGTTGCAGATAATCTTTTTGTGTTCTTGGACTGAGGTCACTGTAATAGGCGCTGGCGAGGAATTTTTCCCACAAGCGACCGAATGTCATTGCGCGATCGCGATTATTTACAGTTTCCTCATACTTTTTCCATAAAGCAGCTAAACCATCCTTGATGGCGGTTAGTGTGACAGATTCTCTGGATGTTGGTTTCCATACATAACTATATTTATTTGGGTATACATTTGGAGGTAATTTTTCGTGTTCAGGATTTTTCCTTCGTCTTCCCATCAGATTGCACCAAAATTCGGCTCTACCTCGCGCGGTGGTAAAGTTTTATTGCAGGTAAATAGATCCCGGCTGACAATCGGTTTGCCACTACGATTGGTATAGAACGGAAGCCCGTTTTCCATTAACCATTTTCGCTGGTGGCTTGCATATTTGCAGCCCGTTAATATTAGCAATTCATCTTCGGTTAAAAATAAGCTGCTCATAGCCATATCTCATAACCGCCGCTAACTATATACGGTTAGCGGCAATTAGGGTTGAACATTAAAAATCAGCCTGACTCGGGATCAGTTTTTGCCAGATAGCTGAAACGTATTTTGCCTGGTAACGAGCGTCATCAAGTGCATTATGGCGCTCACCTTCGAATGGGATAGCAGTTCTGGCATCGAAGTCTATGGCTTTCCCCAGCTCAACGATTGTGCGTATATCGCGATCGTTGTAGTAACGCCACGGGCAGGGGATCCCCTGCCGTTCGTATGAACGGCGCAAAATCGTGTTGTCGAAGTTTGCTCCATTTCCCCAGACCTGAACAAAAAATTCACCGGAGTTTTCGTCGATAAATTCCCGCAATTGTAACAGTGCATCATCTAACGGGATTTCATCGGTCATAATGGCAGATTGCGCTTCGCGTGATTGCTTAAGCCACCATTTAATGGTGTCCCGATCAATGACTCCGCCAGCAGTTTCCAGATCGACAGTCTTACTAAATTCCGGTCCCATATCTCCGGTTTGCGGATCGAAAAATATTGCACCTATTGAGATAATCGGGGCATCAGGATTTTTTCCCATGGTTTCAAGGTCGATCATCAGATGAATCCCCGCTCTGCTGGTGGATGTGAGATTATGATGACCGTTCGCCTTAATTAAGGGATCTGACGCCTCGCCAGTTTCACTATCGCTGGCATGATGCTGATTGCCGCCAGTGTTCTCCTTGTGCTGATGCGCAGTGCCTTCCATTTCCTCCGGATCATTTTCCTGAACTTCAGGCTGATTCTCTTCATCGAATATTTCCTGGTATGTTGCGTCGCCCATCACCGCACCACAATCAGGGCAGCTACCGCCGCCGGTCTGACCGCAGGCGGTGCAGGCTTTTTCCGGCTCCTGTTGCGCTACTGGTTCAACCTGTTTCGTTTCTGGCTCGTTTTGTTGCGCATTTGGGCTGTTTTGTTCCGTTTTCTGGTCGTTCTGTTCCGATTCTTGCTGGTTCTGGTTTACAGAGTCGCGGGTTTCAATCCCCTTCACCCATTTCGGATCATTCGGGTCGCTAATCCCTGCAACAAATTCTCCGCGAGAGGCAGCAAGCAACTTATCGGCGTCAGGCTGGCTGATATTGGCTGCCTGCATAATTTTGTTTACTTCTTCAGCGGTAACTTTTACCGGCTCTGGTTGTGCGGTCGTGTCAGATGCACCAGTATTTTGTTGTGAACCTGAGTATGTACCGTTTTTGCGGGCAAAATATTCTTCTTTCGTGATTTCAGTAGCCCCTGCAGTCAGCGCCTTATTCAGACCAGAAAGTTTGTTTGCGCGACCATATTTTTCGCCATCCTTGTCGGTGAAGAGGAAGTAGAACGGCCCTTCACGCTCTACAGATGGTTCGACTTCCACTTTGCATTCGGTTTTTTCGTTGTCCGGAATTGCCGTTTCCACTGCATCAGTTTCTGGTACTGGCGACGAGAGAGTATCAGTTGCGCTCTGATTTGTTCCTTCATCTTCAAACACGCCCTTTGTAGTCAGGTATTCAGTAATGTATTTGTTCAGTGCCACAGGGTCTTTGTGAATGTCGATCGGACGTTCACGGACAAGGCCAAAAATAGTCTGGCGGTCGTAGCGAAGGGCATCAGGCTGTTTGCGCATTGATGCCGAGATACGCTTCCAGTCTTCGCGGTCGTTGTCGATAACTTCATTTTTTGCCCAGCGATGGATGCTGCCGTCAATGTTTCCGGCATCAATGTCACCAGGCCACAGAGCGTAGGCCAGTTCATCATCCAGTGTTTTCCATGTCTGCTTGTATTCGCGACGAATGGTGGCAGTGGCTGGGGGGATTTTCGCTACTGAGTTTTCAGTGTTCTGCCGGTTGACTCTGGCGCGGGCAAGATCAACAACAGACGTGTATTTCCCGGTTTCTTTGCGTTCGGCTTCGCGACGTTTTTTCCAGGTGCGTAATTCTGTCTGGATCTCAGGCCATTTTGCTCCCGGCTTACATTTATGTTTAACCCACCCGATGGCGAGCAGCTTGAGCTCTGAATACATGACGTTAACTTCAGGCATTTTCATCAATGCCTCAACGATATGCCCGTCGAATGTTGCCATGTCCTCCTGCAGTAATTCCTGAGCACTAATCACCATATCAACGGTGATGTTTTCACATGTACCGCACTTAACCAGGACCGCGTTCTGTACTTCAAGGGACAGCTTGTTAAAATTGACGTTCATCGGATCGGATTCTGGTTCGACCGGAATAAAGGAAGCGGATTCCTCATCCCAGCGGTTTTCCTGCATATATTCGGTATCCCAGGAGTCGATAGCAGGGCGGGGCATGCCGGGTTTATCCTCGCAGACAAGAAATTTATAAGCGCAGTCCTGAGCAGCCGGATATTGCTCCAGGAATTGCCAGGTAAATTTGGCACGGGCGCGGCGTTCGTCACCGGCTTCAATGGCAGTGGCTACAGCAATTGCACCTTCTTCCTTTATTGCCTGTTCGTCCGGAATGGCGGCGCAAATAAAGACTTTACTCATTTTGTTTTAACCTCATGACATATTTAAGGATGAACAAATCCCTGCCATTGCTGGCATATAAGAATCAAATCTGATGTATTCATTAAGCTGAATGTCGTATTGTGGCAGTTATTTTATTACTGCTCACCATGACTCTGCTTTTACAGGTAAACCATCACGACCAAGGAAGACTTTAATCATGGTTTCCTTAATACAGTGTTGTGTGGAAAAATCACGAATATAGAGCCGTTGTTTTTTAATGTTGTTTACCGAAGCAATATATGTTCTTCCTTTATGAATAACATAATCACCGGGAGTCACGCACTGACGAGGAATCTCATCAGTTCCGAAGTGATGAGCAATCATAATTATCTCCATTTTTACAAATGAACTTTGTTGATGCGGTGCCTGGTGCCTCCAGGTGACGTTAACCAGTTAATAATTAACGTCGGATACAGAGAATCCACCCATAACACTGTTTTTAGCTTTAACTGTTCCGCGTGCGCTTAGCCGCATTCACCACATCACAAAATTCACTTTAAAAAGGGCGGCAGAGCAGTCACGGAGTAAAACTGATACCGCCAAACGCCACCAGAAAATTGATAACAGAGGGCGTTGTAGCGGGGTTGTCACTTAAGCGTATGGTCAACCTGATAACCCGGTGTCCTCAACGGGGAAGGAATAACCCCGCCATACTTACCGCCGTGCCATTTCGCGGAGTGCCACAACCGGAAGCGCACGGTCGAATTAAATTTAACGACACCGTACAGAGAGACCAATTTCGCCGTGCGCTTTCGCGTTATGCCCTGGCTTTTCAGGGATATATCCTTTCAGTAAACTGTCAGTACCGGATTCTTATCCGTGTCCGGCGCACGACCACACGTGACAGCGTGTTGGTCTCCATTTTTAACCCAGAACCTCAATGGAGGATAAAATGCCAAACAAAAAAAGAAATCCGCTTATTGAAAAACAGATTGAATGCCTGGTAAATCAACTCAGGCAATCAGGGTTATTAAAAACTCATTCAGAGTTGAGGCTCACAGAATCAGCATTCGACGATAAATTAAATAATGTCCTTTATAATGGCATTATTGATTTTAATCGTTCTGTTGGTCGCCGCGGCCCTGCTGGTGTTTCCTTATAATTACCAGTCAATCCAGAGCGGACCGTGTTCAGCGTAAATATAACTGTACACATCCAGATTATATTTGTGGTCTGTTAAGAACAGGCCGCAAATACATGCCGAAGCTTCCAGGGCAGCGGCTCTGTTACTGAATAACCATGTAGCAACATTCCAGCGTTTTTCTGCATCCCAGTCTTTCTCAAGGCCTGATACCATGAAGAAACCGTTAGTGTTGCCATCAAATAATTCTGTTTCCAGATTTTTAAGCAATGCCTGATGGACTCTTGCCAGGTATTCCGCCGGAATTTCGCCACGAATTCTGATGAGATTGTCATAAACAAACATGTTCCCCGCATATGGCGATTTTTCTTTCTTGTTTTTTAAACCAGTATCATGAGCAAACTGATCAATTTCTTCTTCCGTTGGTTTCGTATTGATGTTTTGCGCTGTCGTTTCTGCAATTTTATTTGCCACACTCTCTGAGTCGTGTTTATTTACAGACGCACAGAAATACAATCCGGTAAACGCATCGCGCACATTACGAGCCATATTATCAGTGTCTTTTTTCGTTACCGATTCCAATGCAAGTTCGTTCAGACGATGACGAAGTGTGTGTACTGCAATCTCCTGGATTGAAGTAGGTAAATCTTTAAATTCCATCGTCAACCTCATCAGTCAGAGTTTCTTGCTAACCAGCGATGCGCGCCAGCTTCGGTTTTAAACGTTTTACTTTTGGTATACGTCATCGCGGTGAATGTGCCGTCCTGGTTGGGAAACACGCCGTACACCAGAGATTCGTTGTTGCCAAGATCGATAGTATCCATGCTGACCTCATTTCCCCTTAACGCCGGGGTAGCGGAACAAAAACCTGCTGCATAGTTAAAGTTGAACCCTGCCGTCATGTTCTTACGCCTCGGGCTGGCTACTTAACCCCTGACCACTGCCTGGTAACTCGAAGTATTGCCCGGCGTTCTGTGGGGCGGGGTGGGTTGGTATGTTGTCAAGGTAACAAGAGTTACCTGAAAAGTCAATGCGATGTTGCAAAAGGTACATATAGGAGCGCAAAAAACCCGCAATGAATGCGGGTTCTGACTCAGTCTAAATATTGATGTATTTGTGAAACTTTACCTTTAATAGTGTAACCACCATTCAGTTCAATGGGTTTGTAAAGCGGATTCAGTGACAGCAGATAGATGTTTGGTCCGTCAATCGCAACTTTTTTTAGTGTTACGTTCGGCGTTCCTTCCAATTGGATTAAGATTATTTTTCCCACCAGTTCTCTAATGTTACTTGAGCATGGCGTGATCAGCACGGTAGATCCGTCGGGGATGGTTGGGAGGCCGTTAGAGTTCGTCATCGCATCTCCCTCAACGCGCAATAAAAAAGAGTTTTCAGCGGTTTTTGTCATGACATCAACCCAATTCTTAATACCAGGAATCTCGGTTACTGGGCAACTCATATCCCAATAACCAGCCTGTTCCCACGTTAAAACGGGCAACCGGGCGATGTTGTCACTAATGTAAAGGTACTGATTCAGACGCAGATCGTCGGTTTTATCGTGACCATCCTTTCCATAAAGAATCCATTCAGGAGATTTGGAAAGCAATTTTGACAGCAGATGCAAATTCTCACCGTCAGGTTTTGAAGAGCCATTTTCCCATTTTGTTACGGATACGCGAGATATGCCGATTGCTTTCGCAACCTGCTGTTGAGTTAGTCCAACGTCTTTTCGACGATTCCGAATACGTTCGCTGATAGTGTTTTTCATGTAACCAATGTTACCACCAAGTGATGTTGCTATGGTTGACATCTTTATGTAACTATTGTTACCCTTTTGTTCGAAATAACAGGAGAGTTTTATGTTCAAAGATGATGTTCTGCGCTATTTCAAAAAAAAGCGACTAGTAGCTGAGGCTCTTGGAATTTCACATGTGGCTGTTGTGCGGTGGAAAGCTGTTATTCCCAAACTTCGCGCAATGGAGCTGGATGAAATTACTAACGGTGAATTGAAATACAATCCAGAACTTTACAAGAAGCAGGATAGCACCTCGAACGAAGGAAAGAATGATTCATGAAAATCAAGCATGAACACATCCGCATGGCGATGAATGCCTGGGCGCATCCGGACGGCGAAAAAATACCGGCTGCGAAAATTACCAAAGCGTATTTCGAACTGGGAATGACGTTCCCGGAACTGTATGACGACAGCCATCCGGAAGCTCTGGCTCGCAATACTCAGAAAATTTTCCGCTGGGTAGAGAAAGACACCCCTGATGCAGTTGAAAAAATTCAGGCGTTGTTACCAGCGATCGAAAAGGCAATGCCACCTTTGCTGGTGGCCAGAATGCGCAGCCACAGTTCAGCTTATTTTCGGGAGCTGGTGGAAACGCGGGAGCGATTGGTGAGAGACGCTGATGATTTTGTCGCAGTGGCAATCGCCGGTTTCAATCAGATGAACCGTGGTGGCCCGGCAGGAAATGCTGTGGCAGTACATTGACTGACAATAGCCATATCGAATCGCTTCCGGCAACTCGTGAGTAAAAAGATTCGGTATCAGAAGAGGTGAGTATGGCTAACGCCTGGCTCAGATTATGGCATGACATGCCGAATGACCCTAAGTGGCGAACAATTGCCAGGGTGTCAGGGCAGCCAATTGCAACAGTGATGGCAGTGTATATCCACCTCCTGGTGAGCGCGTCACGAAATGTCACGCGAGGTCACATTGATGTCACGACAGAAGATTTGGCAAGTGCGCTCGACGTGACAGAAGAGGTAATTGATTCAATTTTGCAGACGATGCAGGGGCGGGTACTTGATGGTGATTTAATCACTGGATGGGAAAAACGCCAGGTGCTGAAAGAGGACAACGGCAATATTTCGCAAACCGCAAAATCTCCTGCAGAGCGCAAGAGGGCGCAGCGAGAGAGGGAAAGAAAGCGGGAACAAAATGGCGATTGTCACGGCGCGTCACGAAATGTCACGCACATGTCACGACGAGTCACGACAGATAAAGATACAGATAAAGATACAGATAAAGAAGATCAAAACACTATGGTCCATGGCGTAAAAAACGCCACGAACCAGGCAGGGGATGTTCAGTCCGTCAATCCTGGTCAGCCAGCAGGCACGACACCGGAAGCCGATTCAGCGTATGCGCTGAAAGTCGATTCGGGCGCTGTGCAGCAGGTGATGACCGCAAGGCCGGAGCAATCACTCCAACTGCAGCAGCCTGAAGCCGATTCCGCCATTCAGCGGGAGGCCGAGCGGGTAGCCCCGGAAAACACCGGGCAGCCTGTGGGACGAGTGGATTATCCAGAAGTGTTCGAACAGGTCTGGCGGGAATACCCGTTGCGTGCCGGGGCAAACCCGAAGAAATCCGCTTTCAGTGCCTGGAAGGCCAGATTACGCGAGGGGGTGCCACCAGAGGCCATGCTAGATGGTGTGAGGCGTTACGCAAGATACCTGGCGGCTACCGGGAAAACGGGAACGGAATTTGTTCAGCGAGCGACGACGTTTTTTGGACCGGACCGGAATTTTGAAAACCCCTGGTTGCTCCCGGTAAGCGGTACGAACAACCAGCGTTGCGTGAATCACATTTCTGAACCAGATACCGAAATTCCACCGGGCTTCAGGGGGTAAGTGTTTATTTCAGGTCACGAGGTAATTTTCAGGAGGACTTGTGGCAAAAGTTTTTACACAAGAAGAGCGAGAAAAAATTAAAGGGCAGGTTGTTGAACTCGTACGCCAGAGTGGGCGTGAGACGTTACGGCAACTGGAAGTCAAGACAGGTGCGACAAGATATCTGATGAGCGTTCTCGCAAGAGAGCTGGTTGCCAGCGGCGATGTATACAACTCTGGTTACGGGTTATTCCCGTCTGAACAGGCGCGTAAGGACTGGCAAAATGCCCGTAAAAAGCTCTCAAGGGCAAAGCTGAAGAAACCATCTGCGGTTGATCCGGACCTTATCTGGTCATTACCTGATGGAGAAATACGTCGTTACGACAGGCGTCATAATATAATTTGTACTGAGTGTCGTAAAAGCGAAGTTATGCAGCGCATATTGTCGTTTTATCAGGGGGATGTTCGGTATTTATTGAAGTGACGAGATTAAAATGCATTAGTTAAGATGTGAATTGACATTTTGTGGCACAGGATAGAGCTAGCGTGGTTGTCCGCTTTGTGCCAAAAGCGGACGTTAAGCTTACCAACTCATATTTTAAGGTCATAGGTGCGTATAAACGAAGTACCACGCTTAGGAGTAGTGAATTTACAGACTTACAAAATCATTTATTTCAGGCCAATTTATGTAATGGCATAATCAGGTTGGTGAAAGAGAGGGCTGAAATGGATAAAAAATCTAAAAATCAGATAGTAGATAGCGATATTGCACGTTTATTGCTTAAACATAGGAAGGCTCGCAATTTGACTGTAACAGAGCTTGCTCAACGATCGGGCGTCAGTCAGGCCATGATTAGTAAGATTGAACGAGGCATCTCCAGCCCTAGTGCAACTATCCTTAGCCGCCTGGCCAACGCCATGAATGTAACGCTATCTAAACTCTTTGCAGAGCTTGAGCAACATCAGAATTCCCTGGTTCGTTTTGCTCATCAGCAACAGCACTGGACGGATGAGCAATCAGGCATCACTCGTTGGTCTTTGTCTCCTGCGGGGGCATGCCCGGAACTGATCAAAGTTGAAATTCCTGCAATGGGTGAGTTGACGATACCCGCCTCCGCAAATGAGCATCTTTCCGGGCAAACGCTTTGGGTGATGAGTGGTAGCCTTGATTTTCGAGTCAAAAATCAGACCCATCATTTACGTGCCGGTGACTGTCTTGCCCTTACCTTTGCAAGCGAGTACCAAATGAGCAATCCAGATAGTGAGCAGAGCTGTTCTTACATCGTGGCTTTTAGCCAAAAAAATCAATGATATCTTCTCTGCCACATTGGTTACATGTTATTGGCCATTCTCAGATGCAACAAGGGGTATGGCCTTCCCTGATTATCCAGATCGGAACGCCCTGATACCTGAAAACCCATATGCTGATAAAACCCTACAGCCTGCTGGTTTTGTTCATTTACATCAACGCTTAGCTCTGGATGCAGCGCCAGTGCATGAGAGATCAAACGTTTTCCGACGCCAAGTCCGCGAGCAGAGCCTGCTACAAAAAGTGCCTCCAGATGGCCCTTATGCAAAAACATAAATCCTAGCGGTTGGTCATCCTGATTTGTTGCAACCCATACAGGAGTTTCTGAGAGAAAGCCGACAACTTCTTTTTCGATTTCTTGTCGGTCATGACCTGTAAGAAAGTCGTGGGTAGCATCCACTGAACTCTTCCAGATTTGTATGATCTCATCTGCTTCAGATGGTCGTGACATTCTGATATCTAACATTTTTCAACCTTAGAGTGAACTTTATTTTGTGTAATAACGAACGAAAAGAACTTACTTTAATTTACTATAGTAAAATGATATTCACAATAGTATTTGTGATTTCTATGCCTTATCAACGTGATGAGAAGTGCTAAGTTAGTCTGATCCTCTTTATCATCATCAACGACAATGTTCCTGAGCTTTATCACATTGAATGTCCGCTTCTCGCTCAAAGCGGACTAGAAGGTTAGCTTGCGTCGGACTTGGCGTATTTAAAGAAGTGCTGGTGGTGACTGGTTGTCGTGTTCCATTTCTACAGAACAAAATCACAGAAACTATACCCAATAGTTGTATTGAATCACTGACGAGACAGCCTCATATTTATCAGGACTGGTGTACGTCCAATACAATGGAGGTTGTGGTGCTGGTTCTCAAATGTGCGCTGGCTATTGCTGCTGTAATGGCAATTTATTGCCTTGCTGTTGTTCTTATGGATCGCCTTTCTGACTGATTTCATATTGGCGAGGTAACGGTAGTTAAGTAGAATGGCTGTGGGTGCTTGAGGCTATCTGCCTCGGGCATGAACACCAACGGCAGATAGAGAAAAGCCCCAGTTAACATTACGCGTCCTGCAAGACGCTTAACATTAATCTGAGGCCAATTTCATGCTAGACACATGTAGGTTAGCCTCTTACGTGCCGAAAGGCAAGGAGAAGCAGGCTATGAAGCAGCAAAAGGCGATGTTAATCGCCCTGATCGTCATCTGTTTAACCGTCATAGTGACGGCACTGGTAACGAGGAAAGACCTCTGCGAGGTACGAATCCGAACCGGCCAGACGGAGGTCGCTGTCTTCACAGCTTACGAACCTGAGGAGTAAGAGACCAGGCGAGGGAGAAATCCCTCGCCACCTTTGATGTGTCAGGCATCCTCAACGCACCCGCACTTAACCCGTTTCGGCGGGTTTTGTTTTTTCCTGGCATTCTGGTTTACAATTCGCACGCCAGCCTGAACAACTGGCACCTGCTGCGCCAGCAGAGACAGCCGATGGCGCACGATACCAAATTATACAATTCTGATGATTCTGCCGTCTTTGCCAGCAGGTGTGGACGGCGTTTTCACGCATTCAAATCGGACTGGTTCCAGCATCCTCCATGCACTGAAGAGCAGGCTGAATGGATAATTCAGTGTTACCGCAGGCGCGGATACGAGGTTAAGAAAGCCCTCAGCCTCGATTATCGTCACTGGATAATCTCCGTCAGGCTTCCTTACTCCGAACGCCCACCGCGTCCGTCCCGCACATTCCAGCAACGGATCTGGAGGTAACGTGCGGGTATTACTTCGACCTGTTCTGGTACCGGAACTCGGGCTGGTGGTCCTTAAGCCAGGTCGTGAATCCATGCAGGTATTTCATAATCCTCGAGTGCTGGTGGAGCCGGAACCGAAAAGCATGCGTAATCTGCCGTCCGGGGTCGTTCCTGCCGTTCGCCAGCCGCTGGTGGAAGACAAAACATTGCTGCCGTTTTTCAGTAACGCACGGGTGATTCGTGCTGCTGGTGGTGCTGGTGCATTGTCTGACTGGCTGTTGCGCCATATTAAATCCTGCCAGTGGCCACACGGCGATTATCATCACAGCGAAACCGTCATTCACCGTTATGGTACCGGCGCAATGGTGTTGTGCTGGCACTGCGACAACCTGCTGCGTGACCAGACATCCGAATCACTCGGGCAACTTGCTCATCAAAACCTGTCAGCATGGATGATTGACGCCATCGGTCACGCAATAAGCGGTACGCAGGAGCGTGAATTATCTCTGGCTGAATTATCCTGGTGGGCGGTCCGCAATCAGGTGGCGGACGCGCTACCGGAAGCGGTATTACGTCGTTCGCTGGGGTTGCGTGCGGAAAAAATCCGCTCAATGTACCGTGAAAGCGACATCGTACCGGGAGAGCAGACCGCCACCAGCATACTGAAGCAGCGCACAAAAAATCTTGCGCCGCTGCCTCACGCCCACCAGCAAAACCCGCCACAGGAAAAGACGGTGGTCAGCATTGCCGTTGATCCGGAGTCACCGGCTCAGTATCTCCAGCGCCAGAAACCACAACGGGAAGAGATGCCTGTATACACGTGCTGGGTAAAAACGCAGAAATGCATGACGTGCGGTAATCAGGCAGATGATCCGCATCACATCATTGGTCATGGACTGGGAGGGATGGGAACAAAGGCTGATGATTTGTTTGTTATTCCGCTGTGCCGCAAATGTCATAACGAACTGCACGCCGGGGTAAAAGATTTTGAAGAAAAACACGGCAGCCAGCTGTTGTTGCTGATTCGTTTTTTAATGCACGCGAGAAATTCGGGTGTCCTGAAGTGGAAAGCATGAATGACTGAACGCATAGAATTTGTTTTGCCTTACCCGCCGACGGTGAATACTTACTGGCGACGTCGTGGCAACACATATTTTGTATCAAAAGTCGGTGAGCGTTATCGCCGTGATGTGGCGCTAATTGTTCGCCAGCAGCGGCTGAAATTAAACCTGTCCGGAAGGCTGGCGATAAAGATTATTGCAGAGCCACCGGATAAGCGCCGTCGTGACCTGGACAATATCCTGAAAGCACCACTGGATGCGCTGACGCATGCCGGACTTCTCATAGACGACGAGCAGTTTGATGAAATCAATATTGTGCGCGGTCAGCTCGTTCCTGGTGGGCGGCTGGGGATAAAAATCACAGAACTGGAGTGCGCATGAATAGCCAGTATTTACAGTTTGTGCGTGAGCAGCTCATTATCGCCACCGCTGATTTGAGTGGGGCAACAAAAGGTCAGCTTGAAGCCTGGCAGGAGAATGCCATGTTCGATACAGGGCGTTACAGGCGTAAAAAAATCCGGTACCGGGATGAGGTGACTGGAAAAATGATAACGCGGGATAATCCACCAATCCCGGGAAAACAATCACTGGCGAAGGGGACGTCAATTCCTCTGGTCAGTCCGGTTGAGTTTTCGACATCATCGTGGCGGCGGGCTGTTCTGTCTCTTGAAGAACATCATAAAGCCTGGTTGTTGTGGTGTTACAGCGGGAATATTTGTTGGGAATATCAGATCGCGATAACACAGTGGGCGTGGAATGAATTTAATACTCAATCCGGTACCAGAAAAATTGCAGGGAAAACGCAGGAACGCCTGAAAAAATTAATCTGGCTGGCGGCGCAGGCAGTAAAAGCAGAACTTTTTGGTGGGGAAGGTTATGAATACCAGGAGCTGGCATTACTGGCGGGAGTGACAACTAAAAACTGGTCCAAAACATTTACTCGTCACTGGGTTGCAATGAAACACATTTTTCACCGACTGGATAGTGAGGCTTTATTGTTTGTAATGAGAACACGTTCAAAACAAAAGGTGGCATTTTCAAAGCAAAGTGTTGCAAAAGTAGATTGAAAGGCATATATTTCATGCAAATCTGATATTTTACCGATTTTGTACGTGATGGCAAAAGCAAACAAAACCCGCCCACAAGCGGGTTTTTTTGTGCCATTTATCTCGGATAGACATGGTGAATGCGCTGGTGGAGGAAGTAAGGGTGATTTTTAATCAGGTGATTTTTGAATGCTTGCAACATTGATTTCGTAACGTTATTATCCTGCACCCGGCCCTTTAGCTCAGTGGTGAGAGCGAGCGACTCATAATCGCCAGGTCGCTGGTTCAAATCCAGCAAGGGCCACCAACCGTCACTAGCTCATCAGGAAAGAGCGTCAACCCTTTAAGTTGAGTGTGCGAGGTTCGAGTTCCCGGTGGCGGTCCAGTGCCGACTTAGCTCAGTAGGTAGAGCAACTGACTTGTAATCAGTAGGTCACCAGTTCGATTCCGGTAGTCAGCACCATATGCGGGCATCGTATAATGGCTATTACCTCAGCCTTCCAAGCTGATGATGCGGGTTCGATTCCCGCTGCCCGCTCCAGTTAGAGTCTTTCAGTCTGCGATGATGGGAAAGCCCGGAGTGACTGAAAGACGTTTGGGTTATGAATGAGCGTCTTTTTTGCAAAATTGCTGTGCAGGAATAACAACCTTCGGGCAGGCGATCATTCATAAGCACTCTGCTTTTATTCCGATTAACTGTGGGTGGTTTGTTGGATAGAGTGCTTTCCTGACTGTAGATCCAATTTCGCCCGCTTTTGCGGGCTTTTCTTTTCAAATCCCTTCCATCTCTCAGTGTAAAACTACGCCATCCGTTATTTGCGGAGGTGAGGCTATGAAATCCATGGACAAAATTTCAACGGGCATTGCCTACGGTACATCCGCAGGCAGTGCTGGCTACTGGTTTTTACAGTGACCATAGGATAAATTCGATGTCGATTAAACGTTATGATGTGGTCAGGGCAGCCTCGCCGTCAGATCTGGCGGAAAAACTGACACACAAACTGAAAGAGGGCTGGCAGCCATACGGCGGACCGGTTGCCATTACGCCGTACACACTTATGCAGGCGGTGGCAATTGAAGGCGAGCCACAGGTAGGTCCTTTATCTGAGCCGGACTGGTATTACGTGGTTGTGCTTGCCGGACAGTCCAACGGCATGGCTTACGGTGAAGGGCTTCCGTTACCGGATTCTTACGATGCTCCGGATCCGCGCATTAAACAACTGGCACGCCGCAGCACGGTAACCCCGGGTGGCGAGAGTTGTGCGTATAACGACATCATCCCGGCTGACCACTGTCTGCATGATGTGCAGGATATGAGTACGCTGAATCATCCGAAGGCAGACCTGAGCAAAGGGCAGTACGGCTGTGTCGGACAGGGCTTACATATTGCCAAAAAACTGCTTCCGTATATCCCGAATAACGCGGGGATCCTGCTGGTACCATGCTGTCGTGGTGGTTCGGCATTCACCCAGGGCGCGGAGGGGGCATTCAGCGAGTCCACGGGGGCCAGTCAGGATTCGGCACGCTGGGGTGCGGGTAAGCCGTTATATCAGGATCTGATTTCCCGCACAAAAGCGGCATTGCAGAAAAATCCCAAAAACGTTCTGCTGGCCGTCTGCTGGATGCAGGGTGAGTTTGACATGAGCGCCGCCACCCACGCACAGCAACCTGCGCTGTTTACAGCCATGCTGAAGCAGTTTCGTGCCGACCTCTCCGTGTTTAACGCGCAGTGCCATGGTGGCAGTGCTGCAACTGTGCCGTGGATTTGTGGTGACACGACGTATTACTGGAAAAATACATACGCTACCCAGTACGACACCGTGTACGGCGGGTATAAAAACAGGGAGAGTGAGGGCGTTTATTTTGTGCCCTTTATGACAGACGGTAACGGTGTCAATACCGCCACTAACGCGCCGGCAGAAGATCCGGATATTCCGGCATCAGGATATTACGGTGCGGCATCGAGAACGAATGGAAACCAGGTATCATCAAACCGCCCGACACATTTCAGCTCATGGGCACGCAGGGGCATTATTCCGGATCGTATGGCAACCGCCATTCTGGACGCAGCCGGTCGCACCTCAGCCTTCATCAGTGGTAAGGCACCGGAAATCAAACCCTCGCCCGGCGGCGACACGCCATCGGGTCCGTCCGTTCGCACGATCTCTCTGCTGCCGGCAGCCGGAGAGGCTGCTGCGCAGGGCTGGAGCATTAAGGATGGCGGAATTCAGTTGTCAGATGGTGTATTTAAGATCACCAAGCAGAGCAATAAAACCTGGTCCCTGACGCATCCGGTGGATGACGCAATTACCCTGCTGACACAGGGCGGCAGACTGACCTGTAAGTTCCGCCTGTCTGGAGCTCTGACCAATAATCAGTTCGGGCTGGGGATTTATCTGTATACGGACGCTCCCGTTCCTGATGGTGTGGCGATGACGGGTACCGGTAATCCGTTCCTGATGTCGTACTTCACTCAGACCACTGACGGCAGACTGAATCTGATGCATCACAGGAAAGCCGGAAACACGAAGCTGGGGGAATTCGGGGGCTACAGTAACGACTGGCAGACGCTGGAGCTGGTGTTCACCGCCGGCAGTGCCACGGTTACTCCGAAACTGAATGGAGTGGCTGGCCCGGCATTCCAGGTTATAAAAGACAGTCTGACTCTGGGACTGAATGCGCTGACGCTGACGGATGTTACAAAAAATGCAGCGTATGGCGTTGAGATAGAAAGTCTGATGCTGGAGATAAATGCACCGGCATCATAATAAAAAAGAGCCAGCGACTGACCTGAAAAAAGAAGACGCTGGCTAAAAGGCCTTATATGTTCGCAGGGAGTTATTTCTCACAGACAGCAATGATGTCTGTCAATATATTATTAATATGCGGATTGTGTTTGTTACGGATGCTAAAAAAACAGCCAGCACTGACTTTCAGTGGAGAGGTGCTGGCTCAGAAGGATAGTTATGTTTCCATGATTTTTATACCGGACGGTACATTTTCTGACAGACAGTGACGGGTGTTGTCAAGATATTGTGTCATTTATAACCTGGATCAGGGGCCGGAATGTTATCTGGCATTTTAGCAGAGACTGAATGCCATAATCACGGCTCCCGGAGTTGGCCGTCAGTGGATGGCACTGGCGGCTTTTTTGTTTTTCTTTACTTTCATTTTCTGTCGGCGGGGACGGAGACATACATCAGATGGAAAAAATCACAACAGGTGTGTCATACACCACGTCAGCGGTGGGGACGGGATACTGGTTACTGCAGCTGCTGGACAAAGTCTCTCCATCCCAGTGGGTGGCGATAGGTGTGCTGGGGAGTCTGCTGTTTGGCCTGCTGACATATCTGACCAACCTGTATTTCAAAATCAGAGAGGACCGTCGTAAGGCGGCGCGGGGAGAGTAGGTGATGAACCCTGAAGAAATGAATCAGCGTATAAGTCGCTTGGAAAATGAAATCACTGAGCTGAATAAAAAACTGTCGGTGCTGGTGACTTCTGAAGAGGAAAAAAAACACCGCGATGAGCAGTATGCGGCGTTTTACGATTATTGCCGGAAAGTGATGAGCAGAAATCTCGCAGAGTGTTTCAGTATTCATAATGATAATTTCAGTGACCTGGAATGGGAGTGTAACCGGCCATCCTTTGTTGTATCCGGTGACGGTGGGAAAATAACCATCTCAGAAAATGGAAAAGTAACACCGCCATCGCACCAGCACAGTGAGACGCTCACTGAGTTTGCTATTGATTACCTGAAGAACAATAAAAAGCAGGGACTGATGAGGCGCATTGGTCGTTGCATGGGGTATCTGCAGGTAGCTGCTGAGATTGAAGCGCTGGCCAGTGGTGCTGATAAGGATGTAGTTGTGCGGGAGACCCTTCTTCGTGATTTCAATACTCCACCCTTTAAGAAAGAGCCTGATGACTGGAGTCTGCCGGGGTTGAATTATCTCAAAGGGCGGATATAAGTTCAGGGGCGTTATCTGTTACCTGATAATTGTCTGAACAGGCGATCTTTTTGTGATTTGGCGTAATGATTATCCCATTCGCAATCAAGGTAACTTAATTCTTCATTTAACCAGTCATCTATATTGTCTTTCAGGCGAAGGAGCAAGGTTGGCGTTAATGCTCCGGATATAATACAGAGAGTTGCAGTAGTGAGAGCTCCATACGGTTCAGCCTGAATGGCCTTTACTGCTTCGTGTTCTTGCGGGAGGAGTAAGAGGCATTCCGATTTTACCCGCTCATTTATGGCTTGTAGGTATAAATCATAATTATGTTGATGGTTATGCATGGTTAATCCTCGACTGGAATTGTCAGATATATTTTCAGCCAGCAGATAAAACGCCAGTGCCCACCACTGGCGGGCTGAAAATTTAACATATCCAGGGTTCTGGAACCGATAAATCCTGATAAATATCCATGAATACAAAAATCAGATACGGCCTGTCGACTGCCGTTCTGGCGCTGATTGCCGCAGGTGCGCCTGCGCCTGAAATCCTCGACCAGTTTCTGGATGAAAAGGAAGGTAACCACACCACAGCATATCGTGATGGTGCGGGTATCTGGACCATCTGCCGTGGTGCCATTCTGGTGGATGGCAAACCTGTCGTTCCGGGCATGAAGTTGTCGAAGGAAAAATGCGACCAGGTTAATGCCATTGAGCGTGATAAGGCGCTGGTATGGGTGGAGAAAAACATTAAAGTGCCATTGACCGAACCCCAGAAAGCGGGAATCTCGTCATTCTGTCCGTACAATATTGGCCCCGGTAAGTGTTTTCCGTCGACGTTTTACAGACGAATTAATGCAGGTGATCGAAAAGGAGCCTGTGAGGCGATTCGCTGGTGGATTAAGGACGGAGGCAGAGACTGCCGTATTCGTTCCAATAACTGCTACGGTCAGGTATCCCGGCGAGACCAGGAGAGTGCGCTGGCCTGCTGGGGGAGCGACTGGTAAGCAGAATATTTTGCTGAAAATGCGATTTGCTCACATTGATGGATAACACGAAATTCTGCTAACTGGCAAAAAATAAGTAAATAAAAGCAAAAGCCCCTTTGTTGGGTGCAAGCGGGGTTTTGTGTTTCCTGACTCCGGAAAAGTCAAAGGAGAAAGTGTGTTTGATTTTAGCAAACTGATTTGGGAGATTCGCGTGATGGCTGAAAAATTATCCACCTGGAAGTTCATCCTTATCTGGCTGGTGTTTGTGATTATGGCCTCCGGTTATTTCATCGGTCAGATACGCTGGTGGTGAAATGAACCGTGTACTGTACGTGGTCATCATTGCCCTGCTGGTGGCCTGTGGTGCGCTTAGCCTGGGGTTGAATCATTACCGTGATAACGCCATCACCTACAAAGTGCAGCGCGATAAAAAAGCCTGTGAGCTGGAGCTGGCGAACGCGACAATTACTGATATGCAGGTACGTCAGCGTGATGTTGCTGCACTTGATGCCAGATACTCGAGGGAATTAGCTGATGCGAGAGCTGAAAATGAAACTCTGCGTGATGATGTTGCCGCTGGTCGTAAGCGCCTGCGCATCAACGCCAACTGTCCAGGCACCTTGCGTAAAGCCCCCACCACCTCCGGCGTGGATAATGCAACCGGTCCCCAACTGGCAGAAGCCACTGAACGGGATTATTTCATCCTCAGAGAACGGCTGATGACAATGCAGAAGCAACTTGAAGGGGCACAGGAATATATCCGTACCCAGTGTATACCGTGATGTTTTGTTATTAAGGTGTTACTTGTAATGTTAGGTTAATTTAACAAAAAAGTCAGTTCCGGACTTTATAGTGTGCTCAGATCATGGCCAAAACGATTTCTGTGATAAATATTTTGAATATTATTTACAGGTAAATGAAGTGGGCGCATGGATGGAAATTTACAATAGAGTATGAAGTATATGCCCATATTGTATGGACAGAGAAGGCAAAAATACGGTAATTCCTTGTGTTGCCGTGATACCTGATTGATATATGAATTGTTTGGCTTTGAGTATAGAGTCAGAATTTTAGTATAACAATGGTCTTTTTAATAATTTACAAAGAGGTTACTTATCTTTTTGGTTTTTTATTTTTTTGTTTTTATTTTTATTATTATGTGCTTTCGGAGAGATAAATTTAGGATTGTAGTCAGTAGGTAGTTAGAGGTTATTTATGCTACATGATCATCAGGCAGAATGTCTGGAGAAAAAAGGACTGTACCGGAGAGCAGCTGAACGATGGGCAAAAGTGATGGTACAGCTAAGTGATGACCAGAAAAGAAAAGTGGCGGCACAGAAACGAGCAGAGTGTTTGCGTAAGGCGCGCCGGACTCCGGTTTCACCGGTGAACCTGACAGAAATAAAACAAGCGGTCAACAGACTACATTCTGAGTTGGGAATGGGATTTGAAGAGCGGCGGGTATTCCGACGATATAAAGGGACAGGAGAACAGAATACGTCCGGAAACGCGCGGTCAAAAAAATGCTAAAAAATATCTGAGAGAGTTATTGCCTGTTACCATAATAAAAAGCGACTTTAGTGGTCGCTTTTGTGTCATATATAAGTCGTTTAAGTAAACCTGTCTGAACAGGTGCTCTGGTCGTGTTTGTCTTTGTTGGGTAAAAATTGAGAATATTTTTCATTAATTAATCTTCTTCTGCAGGCTTCAATAACCCACGCTGAAAAATTTTCTGAACCTTTCAGATCAAGAGCGATGTTAATTTGTTCAATCATCTGGTTTGGAAATCGGATGTTGCGGGTTGTTGTTCTGCGGGTTCTGTTCTTTGATGACATAATGTTGCCCCATATTCAGTGTTGCTGATTTGTATTATCTGAAGTTGCTTTTACGTTAATTTGATGCAGATCAATTAATACGATACCTGCGTCATAATTGATTATTTGACGTGGTTTGATGGCGTACACGCACGTTGTGACATGTAGATGATAATTATTATTTTGTGGGTCCTTTCCGGCGATCCGACAGGTTACGGGGCGGCGACCTCGCGGGTTTTCGCTATTTATGAAAATTTTCCGGGATCCATGTCCGGTTTCTCTGCAAGTTAACTATATGAAAAATATAAAAACAGGCTGTCCGTGAACCGGACATGTGCAAAAAACGGACATGTAAACCGGACATGACCGGTTTTGTGCTGATTGTGAGGTAAGAGTTTTTGCGAGGTGAGGAGTGGCTACGCAGACTGAAGTTGCCAGGCATTTGAGTCTGACCGATCGCCAGCTTCGCAGATTGCAGAAATTACCGGGTGCCCCGGTCTCGAATAAGCGAGGGCAACTGGATCTGGATGCCTGGCGCGATTTTTACATATCGTATCTGAGGAGAAGTAAAAACGATGTGCCTGATGGCGATAGCGAAGACGACTATGAGGAAAAATTGCTTATTGCCAGATGGGAACTGACAGCAGAACAGGCTGTTACACAGCAGTTAAAAAATGAGGTGTCAAAAGGAAAACTTATTGACACCGGGTTCTGTATTTTTGCCCTCAGTAAGCTGGCAATGGCGTTATCCAGTACGCTTGATTCCATCCCTTTATCCATGCAACGACAGTTTCCTGATTTAACACCGCGCCATCTTGACCATCTGAAAACCCTTATTGCGAAGGGGGCAAATCAGTGTGCGCGGGCGGGGGATAAATTACCGGATTTACTCGATGAATATATCAGAGCAACAACTGAATAATATGATGAGTGCTGTCACAACAGCATTACAGCCCCTGATAAGGGCATTGCCGGTGACGCCAGTTGAATGGGCTGATCAAAATTATTATCTGCCGAAAGAATCTTCATATGGTGAGGGAGAATGGAAAACGCTGCCATTCCAGATCGCCATTATGAACTGTATGGGTAACGACCAGGTTCGCACGGTTAACCTGATTAAATCTGCCCGTGTTGGCTATACAAAGATGTTGCTGGGGGTGGTCGGGTATTTTATTGAGCATAAATCCCGAAACAGTCTGCTTTTTCAGCCCACGGATTCTGCCGCTGAAGATTTTATGAAGTCTCACGTGGAGGCGACGATTAGGGACGTGCCATGCCTGAAAGACCTTTCCCCATGGCTGGGTCGTAAACATCGTGATAATACCCTCACGCTGAAACGCTTTTCATCGGGTGTGGGCTTCTGGTGCCTGGGCGGCGCTGCCGCCAAAAACTACCGTGAAAAATCCGTGGACGTGGTCTGCTATGACGAGCTTTCCTCGTTCGAACCGGATGTTGAAAAAGAGGGCTCGCCAACCCTGCTGGGGGATAAGCGTATTGAGGGCTCTGTATGGCCAAAATCCATTCGCGGCTCGACGCCTAAAATCAAAGGCACCTGTCAGATCGAAAAAGCGGCTAACGAGTCGGCGCATTTCATGCGTTTTTATGTGCCCTGCCCGCACTGTGGGGAGGCGCAGTATCTGAAATTTGGCGATGAGTCCACGCCTTTTGGGCTTAAATGGGAGAAGGACAGTCCCGAAAGCGTTTTCTACCTCTGTGAACATCATGGCTGCGTGATCCATCAGTCTGAACTGGACCAGAGCAACGGGCGGTGGATCTGTGAAAACACGGGCATGTGGACCCGTGACGGTCTGACGTTTTTCAGCGCTGCGGGTAATGAAATTCCGCCGCTGCGCTCCATCACTTTCCATATCTGGACGGCGTACAGTCCGTTCACCACCTGGGTACAGATTGTCTATGACTGGCTGGATGCACTGAAAGATCCCAACGGCCTGAAAACTTTTGTGAACACCACGCTGGGCGAGACCTGGGAAGAGGCCGTGGGCGAAAAACTCGATCACCAGGTTCTGATGGATAAGGTTGTTCATTACACGGCGGCGGTGCCTGCCCGGGTGGTTTATCTGACGGCGGGCATTGACTCGCAGCGAAACCGTTTTGAGATGTATGTCTGGGGATGGGCTCCGGGAGAGGAGGCCTTTCTGGTGGATAAAATTATCATTATGGGGCGTCCCGATGAGGAAGAGACGCTATTACGTGTGGATGCGGCGATCAACAAAAAATACCGCCATGCAGACGGAACCGAAATGACCATTTCCCGTGTCTGCTGGGACATCGGGGGGATCGATGGCGAAATCGTTTATCAGAGGTCAAAAAAACACGGTGTTTTCCGGGTGCTGCCGGTAAAAGGCGCATCTGTCTATGGCAAGCCGGTGATCACCATGCCAAAAAACCGCAATCAGCGGGGCGTGTATCTGTGTGAAGTGGGGACGGACACCGCAAAAGAAATTCTCTATGCCCGTATGAAAGCCGATCCCACGCCTGCGGATGAAGCCACGTCGTATGCCATCCGTTTTCCTGATGATCCGGAGATTTTTTCGCAGACAGAAGCGCAGCAACTGGTGGCGGAAGAGCTTGTGGAGAAGTGGGAAAAAGGAAAGATGCGTCTGCTGTGGGATAACAAAAAGCGGCGTAACGAAGCACTGGATTGCCTGGTGTATGCCTACGCGGCATTACGTGTGTCCGTGCAACGCTGGCAGCTTGATCTGGCTGTACTGGCAAAATCCCGGGAAGAAGAGACGACCCGGCCAACCCTTAAAGAACTGGCAGCGAAGCTGTCCGGAGGAGTGAATGGTTACAGTCGCTGAACTGCAGGCGCTGCGTCAGGCGCGCCTTGATTTATTAACCGGTAAACGGGTGGTGTCTGTCCAGAAAGACGGTCGCAGAATTGAATATACGGCGGCTTCTCTGGATGAGCTTAACCGGGCGATCAATGATGCGGAGTCGGTACTGGGGACAACCCGCCGTCGCCGTCGTCCGCTGGGAGTGAGGTTATGAAACGAACGCCTGTCCTGATTGATGTGAACGGCGTTCCGCTTCGGGAGAGCCTCAGCTACAACGGGGGCGGCGCAGGATTTGGCGGGCAAATGGCGGAGTGGTTGCCACCGGCGCAGAGTGCCGATGCAGCTCTGTTGCCCGCGTTGCGTCTGGGGAATGCCCGTGCAGATGATCTGGTACGCAATAACGGGATAGCGGCCAATGCGGTGGCACTGCATAAGGATCACATTGTCGGGCATATGTTTCTTATCAGCTACCGTCCGAACTGGCGCTGGCTGGGGATGCGGGAGACCGCGGCAAAAAGTTTTGTCGATGAGGTGGAGGCGGCCTGGTCGGAATACGCAGAAGGGATGTCTGGCGAGATCGACGTGGAAGGGAAACGCACGTTTACGGAATTTATCCGTGAAGGTGTGGGCGTTCATGCGTTTAACGGCGAAATCTTTGTGCAGCCGGTCTGGGATGCGGAGACCACGCAGTTATTCCGTACGCGTTTTAAAGCCGTGAGTCCGAAACGGGTGGACACGCCAGGACACGGTATGGGGAACCGCTTTCTGCGGGCCGGTGTGGAGGTCGATCGATATGGCCGTGCCGTTGCGTACCATATCTGTGAGGATGATTTTCCGTTCTCTGGTAGTGGACGATGGGAACGGATCCCGCGTGAACTTCCCACCGGGCGTCCGGCCATGCTGCATATTTTCGAGCCGGTGGAGGACGGGCAGACCCGTGGGGCTAATCAGTTTTACAGCGTCATGGAGCGGCTGAAGATGCTGGATTCCCTGCAGGCAACACAGCTTCAGTCAGCCATAGTGAAGGCAATGTATGCAGCGACAATTGAAAGTGAACTTGATACCGAAAAGGCCTTTGAATATATCGCCGGTGCACCGCAGGGGCAGAAGGATAATCCGCTTATTAATATTCTGGAGAAGTTCTCCAGTTGGTATGACACGAATAACGTGACGCTGGGCGGCGTCAAAATTCCGCACCTTTTCCCCGGGGATGATCTGAAACTGCAGACTGTGCAGGATTCAGACAATGGATTTTCGGCACTTGAACAGGCGCTGCTGCGGTATATCGCCGCCGGTCTTGGCGTTTCCTACGAACAGTTGTCCCGTGATTACTCGAAGGTCAGTTATTCAAGTGCCCGTGCATCCGCCAATGAGTCGTGGCGCTATTTTATGGGGCGGCGAAAATTTATTGCGGCCCGGCTGGCCACGCAGATGTTTTCCTGCTGGCTGGAAGAGGCTCTTCTTCGGGGGATTATTCGTCCGCCACGGGCGCGTTTTGATTTTTATCAGGCGCGATCAGCCTGGTCACGGGCAGAGTGGATTGGTGCCGGAAGAATGGCCATTGACGGGCTCAAGGAGGTTCAGGAATCAGTGATGCGCATTGAGGCCGGACTGAGCACGTATGAGAAAGAGCTGGCGTTGATGGGCGAGGATTATCAGGACATTTTCCGCCAGCAGGTCAGGGAATCTGCAGAGCGGCAAAAAGCCGGACTCTCACGTCCGGTGTGGATAGCGCAGGCGTATCAGCAGCAGATAGCGGAGAGTCGCAGGCCGGAAGAGGAGACAACACCACGTGAGACGTAATCTTTCACACATTATTGCCGCAGCATTCAATGAACCGCTGCTTCTGGAGCCCGCCTATGCGCGGGTTTTCTTTTGCGCGCTCGGGCGCGAGATGGGGGCAGCAAGTCTTTCGGTACCACAGCAGCAGGTACAGCTTGATGCTTCCGGAATGCTGGCTGAAACGGACGAGTACATGGCCGGAGGTAAACGACCGGCCCGTGTTTACAGGGTGGTGAACGGTATTGCTGTACTGCCGGTGACCGGCACGCTGGTGCACCGGCTGGGGGGTATGCGGCCATTTTCCGGAATGACAGGCTATGACGGTATTGTCGCCTGTCTTCAGCAGGCAATGGCGGATAGCCAGGTGCGGGGCGTACTGCTGGACATTGACAGTCCGGGCGGGCAGGCCGCCGGCGCGTTTGACTGCGCTGACATGATTTACCGCCTCCGTCAGCAGAAACCGGTCTGGGCACTGTGCAATGACACGGCCTGTTCTGCAGCCATGCTGCTGGCGTCGGCCTGCTCCCGACGGCTGGTTACCCAGACATCCCGTATCGGCTCCATTGGCGTGATGATGAGCCATGTCAGCTATGCCGGTCATCTGGCGCAGGCCGGTGTGGATATCACGCTGATTTACTCAGGGACGCACAAGGTGGATGGCAATCAGTTTGAAGCGTTGCCGGCAGAGGTTCGCCAGGATATGCAGCAGCGGATTGATGCGGCGCGCCGGATGTTTGCTGAAAAAGTGGCGATGTATACCGGTCTGTCTGTTGATGCCGTCACGGGAACAGAGGCCGCCGTTTTTGAAGGTCAGTCCGGCATTGAGGCCGGGCTGGCGGATGAATTAGTCAATGCGTCGGATGCCATCAGTGTGATGGCCACGGCGCTGAACAGTAATGTCAGAGGAGGCACTATGCCGCAATTAACTGCAACGGAAGCCGCCGCGCAGGAGAACCAGCGAGTGATGGGGATCCTGACATGCCAGGAAGCGAAAGGACGTGAACAGCTTGCCACGATGCTGGCAGGACAACAGGGCATGAGCGTTGAACAGGCCCGGGCGATTCTGGCCGCGGCGGCACCACAGCAGCCGGTGGCATCCGCGCAGAGTGAAGCCGATCGCATTATGGCGTGTGAAGAAGCGAACGGTCGTGAACAACTGGCGGCAACGCTGGCGGCGATGCCGGAGATGACGGTGGAAAAAGCCCGCCCGATCCTGGCTGCTTCACCGCAGGCGGATGCCGGACCCTCACTCCGTGATCAGATCATGGCACTGGATGAGGCAAAAGGGGCTGAGGCGCAGGCAGAACAGCTGGCTGCCTGCCCGGGAATGACTGTGGAGAGCGCCCGGGCTGTGCTGGCTGCGGGATCAGGTAAGGCAGAACCGGTCTCTGCATCCACAACCGCCATGTTTGAACGCATCATGGCGAACCATTCACCGGCAGCGGTACAGGGTGGCGTGCCACAGACGTCAGCAGACGGTGATGCGGACGTGAAAATGCTCATGGCCATGCCATGAAGCCAGTGCTGACCATCAACAGGAGGTTTTTACAATATGGTGACGAAAACCATCACTGAACAGCGTGCGGAAGTACGTATTTTTGCCGGTAATGATCCGGCTCATACCGCCACAGGCAGCAGCGGGATTTCCTCGCCAACACCGGCACTGACGCCCCTGATGCTGGATGAAGCCACCGGGAAACTGGTGGTCTGGGACGGACAGAAAGCCGGTAGTGCGGTTGGCATACTGGTACTGCCGCTTGAAGGCACAGAGACGGCGCTGACGTATTACAAGTCGGGAACCTTTGCGACGGAGGCAATCCACTGGCCTGAAAGTGTGGATGAACACAAAAAGGCCAACGTTTTTGCCGGCAGTGCCCTGAGTCACGCGGCGCTGCCGTAACACGTTATCAGGCCACCGCGGTGGCCTGACTGATTTCTGAATGAAAGGAACTGATTTATGGGATTGTTTACGACCCGCCAGTTACTCGGTTATACCGAACAAAAAGTTAAATTTCGTGCGCTGTTTCTGGAGCTGTTTTTCCGCCGTACAGTGAATTTCCATACCGAAGAGGTGATGCTGGACAAAATTACCGGAAAAACGCCGGTGGCGGCCTATGTCTCCCCGGTTGTTGAAGGAAAAGTGCTGCGTCATCGTGGTGGTGAAACCCGCGTGTTGCGTCCGGGCTACGTCAAGCCGAAACACGAATTTAATTACCAGCAGGCGGTTGAGCGCCTTCCTGGTGAAGATCCATCTCAACTGAATGATCCGGCTTACCGCCGTCTGCGTATCATTACCGATAACCTCAAACAGGAAGAGCACGCGATTGTCCAGGTGGAAGAAATGCAGGCGGTAAATGCTGTGTTGTATGGCAAATACACTATGGAAGGAGACCAGTTCGAGAAAATTGAGGTCGATTTTGGCAGGTCGACGAAGAATAACATCACTCAGGGTAGTGGTAAGGAGTGGTCAAAACAGGATCGTGACACGTTCGATCCTACACATGATATTGACCTCTACTGCGACCAGGCCAGCGGTCTTGTGAATATTGCCATTATGGACGGTACCGTCTGGCGTCTGCTGAATGGCTTTAAATTGTTCCGCGAAAAACTGGATACCCGTCGCGGCTCTAATTCGCAACTCGAAACAGCGGTGAAAGACCTGGGCGCGGTGGTGTCCTTCAAAGGGTATTACGGCGATCTGGTCATTGTGGTGGCAAAAACGTCTTATGTGGCAGAGGACGGTACCGAAAAACGTTATCTGCCTGAGGGCTCGCTGGTCCTGGGGAATACGGCAGCAGAGGGCATTCGTTGCTATGGTGCCATTCAGGATGCGCAGGCGTTGTCCGAAGGTGTGGTGGCCTCTTCCCGTTATCCGAAACACTGGCTGACGGTAGGGGATCCCGCCCGTGAATTTACCATGACGCAGTCCGCGCCGCTGATGGTGTTGCCGGACCCGGATGAGTTTGTGGTGGTACAGGTGAAATAATCCGTGAGCGGGGGCGGAATGCCCCGTGTCTTTTTTCACAGGGGGATGATATGGCAACGAAAGAGCAAAATCTGAAACGGCTTGATGAACTGGCCCTGATTCTGGGGCGTGAGCCGGATATATCCGGGAGTGCCGCAGAGATAGCGCAGCGGGTGGCAGAATGGGAAGAGGAAATGCAGTCATCCGGCGATGATGTACAGGTTATGAATATGGATATCCGGGAGAGGGAAACCGCGGCTCATGATGTTCGTGAGGAAACATCCGGCGCGTTAACGCGCATCAGAGTTCTGACCTGCCTCCATCTCTGTGGCGTTGATGGTGAAACGGGGGAATCCGTTGAGCTTGCGGATGTTGGTCGGGTGATTCTGATTATGTCCTCAGATGCAAAAACACACGTTGATGGCGGAATGGCTGTTTATGCGTGATTTTCAGAATGCCTTTGATGCCGCCCTTGCCGGGGTGGACAGTACGATTGTTGAAGTGATGGGCATCAGTGCGCAGTTCACCTCCGGTGCACAGCGTGGCGGCGAGGTTCATGGCGTTTTTGACGATCCGGAGTCGCTGGGTTTTGCCAGTAGTGGGATCCGTATTGAAGGAAGCAACCCGTCATTATTTGTGCGGACGGATACGGTTCGTGCCGTGCGGCGTGGTGACACGCTGACCATTAATGGTGAGACGTTCTGGGTGGATCGTGTTTCTCCGGATGACGGGGGCAGTTGTTATCTCTGGCTGAACCGTGGGCAACCACCCGCAGTTAACCGGCGACGATAAATGCAGGGTGAATTATGGCGATAAAAGGGCTTGATCAGGCGATTGAAAATCTGAGCCGGGTTCGTAAAAACGCCATTCCGTCGGCTTCAGCAATGGCTATTAACCGCGTGGCTACAACGGCGATTAATCAGTCTTCATCACAGGTTGCCCGGGAGACCAGGGTGAGCCGGAAACTGGTAAAGGAACGGTCCAGACTGAAACGGGCGACGGTCAGAAATCCGAATGCCAAAATTATCGTTAACCGCGGTGATCTCCCTGCTATTAAGCTGGGGATCAGGATGCTTGGTCATCGTCCGAACAGCATACTTAAAGCCGGTCAGCATCGTTATCAGCGGGCATTCATCCAGCGATTAAATAATGGGCGCTGGCATGTTATGCAACGTTTGCCAGAAGCCCGGTATGCGAAGGGCAATGACGATAAAGGAAGGAAAAAGCGTAATCGTCTTCCCATTCAGGTGGTTAAAATTCCGATGGCGGCCCCACTGAAGCAGGCTTTTGATGAGAACGTTAACCGTATCCGGCGAGAACGTCTGCCAAAAGAACTGGGCTATGCGTTGAAACAACAACTAAGGATTGTGATAAAGCGATGAAACATACTGATATCCGTGCTGCAGTGCTGGATGCACTCGAGCAGCATGAACACGGGGCGACGCTGTTTGATGGTCGCCCCGCTGTTTTTGATGAGGCGGATTTTCCGGCAATTGCTGTTTATCTCACCGGCGCTGAATACACGGGCGAAGCGCTGGACAGCGATACCTGGCAGGCGGAGCTGCATATTGAAGTTTTCCTGCCTGCTCAGGTGCCGGATTCAGAGCTGGATTCGTGGATGGAAAGCCGGATTTATCCGGCGATGAGTGCGATCCCGGCACTGTCAGGCCTGATTACCACGATGGTTACGCAGGGCTATGAGTATCGTCGTGATGACGATATGGCGTTATGGAGTTCTGCTGATTTGACTTATTCCATTACATACGAGATGTGAGGATGATATGCCAACACCAAATCCTCTGGCACCGGTAAAAGGTGCCGGTACCACCCTGTGGGTTTATAACGGTCAGGGTGATGCCTATGCAAACCCGTTGTCAGACGATAACTGGCAGCGACTGGCACATGTAAAGGATCTGACGCCGGGCGAGATGACGGCAGAACCCTACGATGATAACTACCTGGATGATGAAGACGCGGACTGGACTGCGACCGGGCAGGGGCAGAAGTCTGCAGGAGATACCAGTTTTACGCTGGCCTGGAAACCGGGAGAAGAAGGTCAGAAAGGGCTTATAGGCTGGTTTGAAAGCGGGGATGTGCGGGCCTATAAAATCCGTTTCCCGAACGGCACGGTGGATGTGTTCCGTGGCTGGGTCAGCAGTATCGGTAAGGCCGTAACGGCGAAGGAAGTGATCACCCGTACGGTGAAAGTGACCAACGTGGGTAAACCTTCTGTGGCGGAAGAACGCAGCGAAATTACGCCGGTCACTGCGATTAAGGTGACGCCGACATCCGGTACGGTGGCAAAAGGGAAAACAACAACCCTGACGGTTTCTTTTGAGCCGGAAAGTGCAACCGACAAAACGTTCAGAGCGGTTTCCGCCGATCCGTCAACGGGAACCATTGCTGTGAAAGATATGGCGATCACTGTGACGGGGGTTAAGGCTGGAAAAGTGAGTATCCCCGTGATTTCCGGTAATGGTCAGTTTGCCACGGTAGCTGAAGTCACCGTTACTGAAGCGGGCGCTGCAGGGTAAACGGAGGTAATACATGTTTCTGAAAACCGAACAATTTGAATATAACGGTGTGTCCGTCACGCTTTCCGAGCTGTCTGCGCTGCAGCGTATCGAGCATCTTGCCCTGCTGAAACGACGGGCAGAACAGGCTGAAGCCAGCGGTAACCTGCAGGTGAGCGTGGAAGACCTTGTCAGAACCGGCGCGTTTCTGGTGGCGATGTCCCTGTGGCATAACCATCCACAGAAAACGGAGTCACCATCAATGAATGAGGCTGTGATGCAGATCGAACAGGAGGTGCTCACCACCTGGCCTGCTGATGCCATTGCCCGGGCGGAAGACGTGGTGTTGCGTCTGTCCGGGATGAGCGGGGCTGTTCATGTGGATACGGATATCACCGAAGTGGCGAAAAATAACGCGCTTACTGATGATGATTTTTCTGCGGGAAAGTCTTCGACGGCGAGCTGAATTTTGCCCTCAGACTGGCGCGAGAGATGGGGCGACCCGACTGGCGCGCCATGCTTGCCGGGATGACATCCACCGAATATGCCGACTGGCGACATTTTTACCGCACGCATTATTTTCAGGATACCCAACTGGATATGCATTTTTCCGGGCTGATGTACGCTGTACTCAGCCTGTTTTTTTGCGATCCGGATATGCATCCCTCTGATTTCAGTCTGCTTGTCCCCCGGCATGAGGAAGAGCAGGTGGAGAGGCTGGATGAGGACAAAATGCTGATGCAGAAAGCGGCAGGACTTGCCGGAGGCGTCCGGTTCGGTGGGGACGGAGGGGGCGATATTTTATCGTCTGCGGATGTGGCGGATGTCATGGTGGATGATGCTGCATTAATGATGGCTTCAGCGGGGATTCCAGGAGGTGTGAGATATGTCCCAGCCGGTTGGTGATCTTATTATTGACCTGAGTCTGGATGCGGTCCGTTTCGATGAGCAGATGAGCCGGGTAAGGCGTCATTTTTCAGGACTGGATACTGACGCCAGAAAAACCGCCACTGCTGTTGAACAGGGGCTGAGCCGTCAGGCGCTGGCTGCGCAAAAAGCCGGGATTTCCGTCGGACAGTATAAAGCGGCCATGCGCACCCTGCCCGCACAGTTTACGGATATCGCCACGCAGCTTGCCGGTGGTCAGAATCCCTGGCTGATCCTGCTGCAACAGGGCGGTCAGGTGAAGGACTCCTTCGGCGGGATGATCCCCATGCTCAGGGGGCTTGCCGGTGCGATCACCCTGCCGATGGTCGGGGTCACCTCGCTGGCGGTGGCGACAGGTGCGCTGGCGTACGCCTGGTACCAGGGGGATTCCACGCTTTCAGCGTTTAATAAAACCCTGGTTCTTTCCGGTAATCAGTCCGGACTGACTGCCGATCGCATGTTGACGCTCTCCAGAGTCGGACAGGCCGCAGGGCTGACGTTTAACCAGGCGAGTGAGTCACTGGCAGCCCTGGTGAATGCCGGTGTGCGTGGTGGTGAACAGTTTGATGCGATCAACCAGAGTGTTGCGCGTTTTGCGTCTGCATCCGGTGTGGAGGTGGATAAAGTCGCTGAAGCCTTCGGGAAGCTGACCACTGATCCGACGTCGGGACTGATGGCGATGGCGCGCCAGTTCCGTAACGTGACGGCAGAGCAGATTGCGTATGTTGCACAGCTGCAGCGTTCCGGTGATGAGGCCGGAGCCTTACAGGCGGCGAACGATATCGCCACGAAAGGCTTTGATGAGCAGACCCGCCGTCTGAAAGAAAACATGGGGACGCTGGAGACCTGGGCGGATAAAACAGGGAAGGCGTTCAAATCGATGTGGGATGCCATTCTGGATATCGGTCGTCCGGAATCCTCAGCGGATATGCTCGCCAGTGCGCAGAAGGCATTCGATGAGGCGGATAAAAAATGGCAGTGGTACCAGAGCCGGAGCCAGCGTCGGGGAAAGACCGCCTCTTTCCGTGCCAACCTTCAGGGCGCATGGGATGACCGTGAAAATGCCCGTCTGGGGCTGGCGGCGGCAACACTGCAGTCGGATATGGAAAAAGCCGGTGAACTGGCGGCAAGGGATAAGGCTGAGCGTGACGCGTCACAGCTGAAATATACCGAAGAGGCACAGAAGGCGTATGAACGGATGCTGTCGCCGCTGGAGAAATATACCGCCCGTCAGGAAGAACTGAATAAGGCCCTGAAAGACGGAAAAATCCTGCAGGCGGATTACAACACGCTGATGGCGTCGGCAAAAAAGGATTATGAGTCGACGCTGAAAAAGCCGTCCGGTGTGAAGGTTTCAGTCGGTGAGCGCCAGGAAGACCGGGCACATGCAGCTATGCTGGCGCTTGAAACCGAGCTCAGGACGCTGGAAAAACACAGCGGTGTGAATGAGAAAATCAGCCAGCAGCGCCGGGATTTATGGAAAGCGGAAAATCAGTATGCGGTCCTTAAAGAGGCTGCCACGAAACGGCAGTTATCTGAGCAGGAAAAATCCCTGCTGGCCCATGAGAAAGAGACGCTGGAGTACAAACGCCAGCTGGCTGAGCTGGGCGACAAGGTGGAACACCAGAAACGGCTGAATGAGCTGGCGCAGCAGGCGGCGCGGTTTGAACAGCAGCAAAGCGCGAAGCAGGCGGCAATCAGCGCAAAAGCCCGCAGTCTCACCGACCGTCAGGCGCAGCGCGAGTCGGAAGAGCAGCGGCTTCGTGACGTGTACGGTGATAATCCGGCTGTGCTGGCGAAGGCCACATCTGCACTGAAGAACACCTGGTCTGCGGAGGAGCAGCTTCGTGGAAGCTGGATGGCTGGCCTGAAGTCCGGCTGGAGCGAGTGGAAAGAGAGTGCCACGGACAGTATGTCGCAGGTTAAAAGTGCTGCCACGCAGACCTTTGATGGTATTGCGCAGAATATGGCGGCGATGCTGACCGGCAGTGAGCAGAACTGGCGCAGCTTCACCCGTTCCGTGCTGTCCATGATGACAGAAATTCTGCTTAAGCAGGCAATGGTGGGGATTGTCGGGAGTATCGGCAGCGTCATTGGCGGGGCTGTTGGTGGCGGCGCATCAGCGTCAGGCGGTACAGCCATTCAGGCTGCGGCGGCGAACTTCCATTTCGCGACCGGGGGATTTACGGGAACCGGTGGCAAATATGAGCCAGCGGGGATTGTCCACCGCGGGGAGTTTGTATTCACGAAGGAGGCAACCAGCCGGATTGGTGTCAGCAACCTGTACCGCCTGATGCGGGGCTATGCGGAAGGTGGTTATGTGGGCGGTGCCGGAAGTCCGGCGCAGATGCGGCGGGCGGAAGGCATTAATTTTAATCAGAACAATCACGTGGTGATTCAGAACGACGGCACGAACGGGCAGATAGGTCCGGCTGCTCTGAAGGCGGTGTATGACATGGCCCGCAAGGGTGCCCGT